AGAACCCTTATTTTCTGCGGTCTACGGCTAGGAGAGTTGTTGCAATTAGATCACAGCTCATACGATGGAACAACAAATACCTTGTTTGTTCACAAGTATGCCAAGAATAGTAAGACTAATTCAAGGGCAATACCTATAGCAGATAAGGAATTACAAGATTTCTTTGGCTCAAAAGCCAAGGGAATAATGTTTGATAATGTGCGTTCAAAGAAGTTGAATAGTATATTACGAGCATTGTTAAGAGGAGTAGGAGTAACGAGGAATGTGAGAGTTCACGACCTAAGACACACATTCGCTTACCTTATTGCTCAAGGTGGAGCCGATTTAGGCGACATTCAATTACTACTAGGACACAAAGATATATCTCAGACAATGAGATATAGAGGTTGGGTACGAAGTAGAGCCGAGAAATATATCTCAAAAACATTAACATTATAAGGAGTATAATTATGAGTGAGAATAACACACTAAGTAAAGGTCAAATCGCTTTACAACAAGCGAGAAGAAAAGGCTTCAATGTAAAGGAATTACCTGAAGCATTGAGGAAAGAGATAACAGAGTTCCATAGTATTGGTCTTTCTGTTAAGGATATAGCAGAACACTTCAACATTATGGAGTTTGCAGTATCTCACTGCCTTGGAATCAAGCAAACCAAGGGTCTACAAACTGAAAAAGCAAAAGGTAAAATTGCAGCTGCTGCTGCAGCCGATGTGAAAAAGGAAAAAGTAGACAGATATTATAAGACCATAGGAGTGAGTGAGAAATCCTATGACTATATCACTGCCCTTGCCACTATACTTGGAACGACAAGACTAGCAATTGTTGATAGTATAACGACCTATCTTCAGAAGGATAATAATAAGCAATTCCTAATGAAGAGTATCAAAGATGAGTAGAGCAAGGCTAGTTAATAAACTCTTTGACGAGGTTCATAAGAGAGGAGATACGATTACACGCGTCTGCAAAAAAGCAGGACTCTCTGAAAGCACGGTTCGTTCATGGCGTAGACACGAGCCTTTACTAGGAAACTTTATTGCTTTGGTAGAGGCAAGTGGAGGCAAAGTTGAACTTCACTATAATAATGAAAATGAAAAGGAAAAAATATGAATATATTTTATATAGATACTAACCCTAATATATCTGCACGATATCATTGTGATGCACACTTAAGAAAAATGATAATTGAATATGCACAAATGTTATCGTCTGCACATTGGTTATCGGACAATGACCACGACCAGATCCGAGCAGTAAATAATAATATATATAGACCAGTGCATTTGAAACACCCAAGTTCTATTTGGGTAAGACATCACCCTATGGCTTATAGTTATGTTTTCAATATGTGGGATGAATTGCACAAGATATATATTCAAAGATACAATAAACAACATGCAAGTTTTAGATTGAGAGAAACAATCATTAACCTGCCCCAGCCCCTGATTGAAAAATTAAAAAATTGTGTAGACAACCCTTGGTATTCCCCACCACCAATGTGCTTCGGTAAGGAGTACGAGCATATAAAAAAAGGTGTAGACCCCACTTCACACGAGTCTGTCGTTCAAGCTTACAGGGAATATTACAGGCAAGGAAAATCAAAGTTCGCAACTTGGGGAGGCGATAGGAGTCTACCGAGATGGTGGTTAAGAGTGGCATAACCATCTTGGTTAGGGGTGTTGTAGACCCTAATGATAAGAGAGTAATAAAAAGCAAGAGGACAACTGCAACACTTCAGAACGCAAGATTTTTTGAAAACAAATATATAAGGAGTAAAAAATGGGAATGACTTTATGTTATATAATTTTTGGATTAATCATATTTTTTTGGAGTAAATAAAATGAAGACTTTATATATAGTATTAATGTTGGGGGGTGCATTATTATACCACCCCATTGAATACAATTATGGAATGGGTTGTTTAGAAAGCTTTGAACATTGGCGAACCAACTACACAACTCACACTTGGGAGAGAGTACCTGGCGATAAAATGAGTCATGGTTATTATGTAGACGAAGGCAAACTAAAGAATGCAAGAGTTATCGCTGTCTACTGCCCACCCCAGTAACATCTCTTTTTTTTACGGCAGGTAATCTTTGCCTTGTTTTCAAAATTTCGGCGAAAATTTATACGGCGATATTGAACACGCCACCAAACACTCGGCGATACTGCCCGCACTAACTAAATCCTTGACATTTTTTTGATGACTGACTTTGGATAGACATTACGATCTCCGAACCCTATGTCATCATCATTTTGATAAGAAGCAAAGCTATAAATATATTTAGATGTTCGTTTAAATATATAAGCCTCGGTATGTATTGTTGCTACTCGCATATTGTTGAATGTATTTTCATCACAAATTGAACTATCACCAACGATATCTTCCCAAATTATTAAATACTTATAATATTTTTTACCACCAACGATGATAGGTTTACTAGGCATCAAAGTCTTTTTCCATACTCTCCTCTGCACCTGCCATCAACATCATACCTGTTTCTATAGCCTCTTCAGGTGAAAGTTGTAGACCTTGCCAGAATAACTTACCATTTATTTTTGCAGGAAAATTTATAAGGACAGAGGATGGTGCCACTTCTATAGTAGGCATCGGCACTGCATCAGGGTGCATCATTATAACCAGTGTTTTAATATTCTCTTTATCCATATTTTAAATTGTCTATCCGTTAGTGTGTGTTTCATAAGGTTAACCCTCTTACACACTAATTGGATGTTACCATTTATATATCCTTTTGTCGTATCCTTTCTATCAATACTTATATTGTTGGGATTTTTATTGAATGCTGGGAGTTTATTAGATGATAGGTGCGTTAACTTTGCACCTGATAACGCACACTTACCATCTTGTTTATAGTAAAGTTCAATAATGTAATCGTGGTCTATGTCTACGACCATGCCTTGAGCTAACCTTCTGGACCGTAACTGAATGAATAGACGCTTGATAAAAGACTCAGGAGTTTTGCACCAACGGATTCTCCGTTTTTTTCCTACGCAGGAACTACATATAGAACGGCGATACGCAACTCGCGTACCTCTCCTATTGTTCCAATCTTGATAAAAAGAAGTATGTGGTTTGGTTATACCACATACTCTACAAACTTTGGACGCTGTGGAAATCGCACTTACCTACCTGTTAGATTAAGTTTTTTTAAGGCTTTTTCTACGAGCAGACTTCATACGAGCCTTGCTGTAGACCGTACCTTTTTTAGCCTTCATCGCTGCAGCAGAAGTTTTCTTTGCTTGTCCTTTCTGCTTCATAGACTTAGACTTTTTGTATGTAGATCTCATTGGCATAGGTTTCTTCCTTTCTCTGGTGGTTAATATTTCTTAGACTTCATTTTTTTGCCAGTCTTTTTAGCGTAAGCTTTAGCTTTTGCTTTACCCTTTTTAGTGTAGGCAAACTTTTTATTACCAACTTTTGGCATATGTTTGGTCCTTTCTTAGTCTGACACTTTTATTTTAATCAAAACCGTGTCTATCTTCTCTTCTATCTTATCAAATCTACGCCCCAGGTCGTCCATTGATAACCTTAAATCTTTTTTAGACGCATATTCTCTAGCCATCTCAGTCTTTGCTTCGTACACGGTTCGTTCTATTTCATCTATTTTCACAGATACCCCCCTTATCCACCATACTAAAGATCCACCAGCCACGGTGAGTATGGCATTCCATATCATTGTCATCTCTGGCATTAATCGTACCCTCCATCCTTATTCACTTCTCCTTTGAAAGGGACACCATCTTGGTGGTTACCATCTTTTTTTAGTGTATATTTATTAGCATAATCAGAATTAAATTCTTCATTCATTACATAAGTCTTACCAGTTTGATGATTAATGGGGTGAGTTTGGTTTGATTTAACTCCATCGTGACCAGGGTCTGTCCAGTATTTAACTTGTGGATGATTTGGATCACCGTTTTCCCATTCCTCTATCTTCATCCAATGTGGGTAGACATAAGATTTAGTTGCCGATTGATTATAAGGCTGAGGTAAAGCCGCACTATTCCAAGAATAAGAAGGTATTTCATCTAGTCCATCTGAGATATTAGCACCAGATGGCAGGTCTACGGAAACGGTATAGTATGTTGCTGCAATATCTAAACGAACAATACCAGTTACATCCTTGCCCCAAGAGTTATACCAGAACTCAATGTTCTGCATACCACTAGAGTAGACAAGAAATTTTACACAGATAGCTGTGTTGTTTGAAGAGGGTGTAATTTTTTGTGTGAAGAAGTTGCCACCTGGTCTAAGTATATTTGTTGTAGTTCTATATTCTGGAGTTGGAAATGCTGTTCCACCTGAATTTGCCCAAGTGTTTACATTACTGCCAGTAGTAGGTTTATACATTATGATGAATCGTTGTAATAGTTTTACACCTTCATTAACTCCTACAATTCTTTGGGGTGCATCTTTGTATTCCATTATGTTACCTTAATTTGTACTTCAACTTTAGTTGGGTTTTGATTAATTGGAATTACTGAAGGACCCCTATCTTTCTTTGATGAGTGAGATGGGATCACTTTAACCTTGGTGTTTCTATTTCCTTTAGGAACTAAAAGACTTGGACATTTTGTTATACCTCTATGCATTATGTTTTTATCCCTTCTATTGGTTCAGGTGTTGGGCTGACAATTGCAGGTATTTGTCCGTTTGGATGATCCTGACACTCAGCTTTATAGCTAAATGGCAGTGCACTTCTATTGTTAATTTGATCTATCAAATTACCACTCCATGTTTCCAAATATATCTCGCATTGTTTTTCGTCTTTAAATCTTTCTACTGGGTCAAAGAAAGCTGTACACTCTCCGTTACTCCAGCAGACAAACAACAATGGAACAAATAAGCTTGTCATTGTCTACCCTTTCATACAAACAATAATGTCAGATATGTGTTAATCAGTCGTCCTTTATTTTATGCCCTTTTGAAATTAGATACGCTTTATATAACTTAACCCAATCCCCTGCTCTCATCACAACAAGACTCTCATCAGTCTCCATTCTGTTTCGTCTACTAAATACAACAGGCATTTCGGGTGCACGCTGGGCAGCCTTACCTTTTTCCGCCTGCTCTATAGACGAGTAGGGTGAAAACTTTTCTGTTCGTTTGGCTTCTACCCATATGTCAGGAGTCCCTGTTATGTCTGCCGAACCCCCACCTTGAAACGATCTGCCACCACCAGACAGAGGTGCCCTTAATATTTTTTGAAATTCTTCGTCATATAATAATTCATCTAAGTACTTAGCGACTTCGCGTTCATACTTATCTCCCTTTGCTTTGGGTCTTAAAAGTCCCATATACTATCACTTTCTTTGCTAAATTTTTCTTTACATTTGTTACATATATACTGCCATTTTGGGCGAGGCTTAGTACACTTGCATTTCATACAAGGGCGTTCCCACATTTTCATATGTTTCTCAGACGATAGGGCTACTACATATTTCGCACCATCAAATTCTGCCAAGCCTTCTCTATGTAATATTCGTTTAACGGTATCTACGCATATGCCAAGATGCCGTGCCATTTCAGTGTAAGGTTTATTTTGTTTGAGAGCCTTAGCCAGATAGTCAAGATCACGCTTCGTAACCTGAACTGGCTTGCCCATATACCCTCCTTTCTTTCAGTATACAAACTTTTATCGTTATATATTAAAGTCATTGATTTTCCTAACAAAAATGAGGGGACGATAGTCCCCGATTTGATTTGTCCACGAAAAAAAGATTGACGAAAGGATTGACAAGGTGGTACACCTATTAGACTAATTGACTTACAGCATCTTATGGACTTCGTCCAAAGATGTTTAGTTAGTAGAACTAATAGTCTATTAGGTTTCTTCTTCATCAATACCTAACCATCTCTTAATTTCATAAGCAGGAACTTTTATATCTCTACTTATTTGTGTGGGATTTTTACCGTCAGATAATGATAATTTTAATGCTTGTTGTTTTTTAGATTTAGTTGACACAATATATTTCTTTCCATCAATTAGACTTTCACACCAACCTACATAATGTGTTTGATGTAGTTCGGTCTGTTGTCTTATTTTACCAAAAGATATTTGTGTTACCATAGATAATCTAGAATCAGCTTTCATCTGTGCTCTCAAATAATTATAAGGCGAGAACTCTCTGCCATCTAATGTCCAGATTGTTAGATCGTTATCTACAAGACCAGCCTTAGCTTTAGCTTCAGCCTTATCTTCGTAGACCTGAGTAATGAATACCTGGGTATCTACATCAGTCAACTGAGCTGTAGACCCTGCTTCTCTACCCATTCCTCCTTCACCAGGTTTGTTACGATGATGAACTAGAATTACAGATACACCCATATTTCTAAGTTGTTTCGCAACAAAATTTACTTTGCCCCATTCTTTAGGACTAGCTTCTTCAAGACCACGGAAGGCATTACGAATCGTGTCTATGACTATGATATCAGGCTGCACAACTTTTAACCACTCGCCGAGTATCTTGAAATCTTTTTCTTCTAATAGATTAATTTCCCCACCATCTTCAGGGTTAATTAATGTAGGTGACCATAAGGCGTAGTGTTCGTTAGTGTCACCAAATGTTTTATTAAACTCTTGCATACGCCTAAGTGCAGTTCTTCTTGGATTATCGTAGTCCATATAGAATATTTTTGCAGGTCTACCCATTTCATATGGACCAAAGTTTTCGTTACCTGCAGACAAAGCAGTTAACATAGCAGTCAAAAAATAAGACTTTCCATGTCCATTGAAACCTACAACCTGAGTTATCGTAGCCTCGGGTACAAGAGGGTTGCACCAATAAGGCTCGTCCACCATCTCTTTTAAGAGCCTTTCCACAGCGTTTATATAAATAGGAACGAGTCTTGACGAGGCTACTATCTTTGTCTGGTTTACTTTTTCAGGGTCTATGCGATCACCAGATTCGTCATAGTCCTCTGGATAGTTTCTCCTATCTAACTCATAAGCAGAATCTATCTTAGTACGGAGCCATCTCTCTGTATCTTCTTGAGAGAACGAACCAGAGTCAAAGAATTTGTCGTGATAGTTAATAACAGATTGATATAGGTCTTCTTTTGAAACACCTCTTCTTACAATCTGTCCACAATATCGTATCATCCAATCATCAGTCGCATCTCCTTCACGAAGTTTACGACCCAAAATGGACACTCTATTTTCTGTCTGCTCCCATATAGACATAGAGTCAACAATAGAAGCTACCTTTACATTAGACAGATCTAACTTATCAAAAGAAAAATTTTCTTCTGATTTTATATCAGTTGGATTTCCCTTCCAAACAAAGTCATCAATGTCATCAAAGTCAAAACCTTCAGCTAATGCCCAAGAGTATTGGTGTACAATTTTTCTATCTTTTAGTTTTATAGACGGGGGCATAACAACATAGCCACCATCTCCACGAAGATCTAAGCCAGGTATGTCTACCCAATCACGAGCAACACCACCAACTTTGTTAGCAAACTTCTTTCCATGTAATGGATGTTTCCAATAGTAATGCATACCTCTAGTAGTTTTAACAGCGATAGGAGAAACTAGATTATGTTTTTTTGCATAAGCTACTGCATCTTCATTATCACAATCTAAAACTATAACACCACTTATTGAGCCAGTTACTAGGGCTAGATTAAAAACTTCAACACGCCTACCAGATGTAGTAGGTGCACCTTCTAAGAACCACTCTTCAACTTCTTCCTGAGTAGTTGGTTTTGTTTGATATTTTTTCCAATCGTTTAGGGGGACCTTACCACTTATAGATAGTGGTATTATGGTCCAACCTAAATCAATTGCCTTACAAGCCTCATCATATAATAAGGCTTTAAACTTTTCTTTTTCGTTTTCCATGGTCATCCTCAAAGTAATCGTCAATACATACATCAGGGTTAACATCTTTGAGTTTTTCAAAGTGCCAACTCGTCATGTATCTTGTGTTAATCATTCTATATGGAGCAGTACGAGGTTTATTAAGTGCCTCGGCTACTACTTTTACTCCACCGATATCTTTAATAAATCGTTTTGCGTTAAACTTCATCTCAACTCCTTTTATTTTTTTGGTAAGATTTATATTGTCATACATATGATACAAAAACAATATGTATAATATATGCTACAATACTTTATCGGTTATCATTCTACATAAACCTTGTATTATATATGATACTGGTGTAACTTATGGATACTATTAACATAAAAAGGATGGTTATTATGAGCGACTGGGAACAGTTTGAATCTGATACTGAGAATGCTCCGATATCTCAAAAGATAGAAGAGCTGAAGGAAAGGAAGAGAAAGCTTGAAGATAATGCCAAGGCAATAGAAAAGCTAGAAGCAGAGTTAATATCTGAATTTCCTGAAGAGTTTGGAGAGCAAACAAAAGTTTATGGTAAGGATGTCGTTACTATAAATAGACAAGAGAGATTCCATTGGGATCAAGACATACTTGAAGATCTATTCAAGAGTGGGAAGCTTCCTGCACACATCAAAAAAAGACTAAGCGTTGAAAAAAGAACCTTCCAAAAATTAACCGAAGCAGAACAAAAGGAACTGATGCCTGCGTTAACACGCAAGCCTGGACCTGTGTCTGTGAAACTTACAAGGAGTAGCTAATGTTTGAACCATTAAACACATCGGGAGATGACACTGCTAAAAGAAAGGTTCTTTTATATGGTCATCATGGTTGGGGTAAAACAACCCAACTAAAATATTTCCAAGAGGAATATGGAAAGGGTTTTATCTTTTCAGGAGAGAGTGGACTATCGTCTATTCGTTCTGCAGGGATAGACTATCTACCTTTCTCTTCTTGGGATAATCCATCAGACCCAAAGAAAGGAATATATTCTTTTAAGGATATATTTAAGTGGACAAAGTCAGAGGACTTTAAAAAGAAAGGGTATGCTTGGATTGGTATAGATAGTTTAACAGAACTATCTGATCTTTCTTATCAACACGCTGAGAAAGAAGAAAAGATAAGAGCAGAAAAACTAGGCAAGAAAAATCCAGACGGATTTGCAGTATGGGGTAATCACGCCTCACAACTTATTGGTGCTTGTAAAGCCATAAGGGATATGAATATGCACTGCATAGTCACTGCTCTTGCAAAAGAATCTACAGACGACAATGGTAATGTGGACTACTGGTGTATGGTTGCAGGAAAAGCAACGATGCAACAACTTCCAGGAATCTTTGATTGTGTTTTCTGTGGAGTAAGGGTGACTCAGGAGATTGAAGGGCGACAACAAGTTCTTCGTTATGTTATCACTGATGAAGTGAGAGGTTGGCACGGGAAAGTTCGTGACGAAAAACGAAGATTGAAAGCCGTTGAAAAAACTGGGAACATCGTAGAACTTCTGAAGCGTCTTGATATGGACGATGACGAATATAATAAACTTAACAAGGAGAAAAAATAATGGCGTTTAATTTTAGAGAATTAAATCTGAGTAATGTAGAGATATCTTCAGCACCTCAGATTTTACAGCCAGGTAGATATGTATGTCAAATTACAGATGCCTTTATTAAACAAACAAGAAATGGTGGCTCGGCAGTAGAGTTAAGCTTGACTGATGTAAAAGGTCAAGGAACTTTAAGAGCTTGGATTAATGTAAATGTACCTGCAAGTCAGACAGCTACAAGGATTGGAAGGGAGCAATTGAAAGCTTTACTTATTCATGGAGGACATCCTACTCCTGACAATCCATCTGATATAGCTTCGCTTAAGGGTTTGAAGGTTGGTGCCTCTGTCCAGAAAGACACTTATACTATGGATGGAGAAGAAAGAACTGGCTCTAAACTAAAAGGATTTTTTGATCCTTCTGAAATAGACCCAGAAACACCTAAGCAGTCCTCCCCTGGAACTGGTATGACCGAACCTGTAGACGATAAAGATGATCCTGCAGAAGAAGCTATACCATTCTAAAACTCTATAGCAGGGTAGACATACGCGTCTACTCTGCTATCTTTTTCTTAAGGAAATGATATGAATTTAGCAGAGTTAATTAATGAAGCATACGACAAGGAAGAGAAAGACAAGCCTGAGTCACCTAGATCTTATATAGGTGCCAGTATTGTTGGTAATCCTTGCGAGGCTCTTATTGCCTTCTCTCTGCGTGGCTTCCCCAACAACCCCATAGGACATAAGTTAAGAAGAATATTTCGTGATGGTCACAGAATTGAAGATGATGTGATACGAGATATAAAGAAAACTGGTGTAGCAGTTATGGAGAAAGATCCATTTACTGGTAAGCAGTGGGCATTTGATGGTTTTGGTGGTCATGCTACTGGTCATGCTGATGGTATGATAGGTCCAATAGACGGAGACTCTATGCTTTTAGAAATTAAAAGTATGAACGATAATAAGTTCAAAGAGTTCTCTACTAAAGGAGTTAAGTATAGTCATAGACATTACTACTCTCAAGTTCAATTCATGTTAGGATTAGGAAAGTTAAAGGAATGCGTATTTATATCTTACAACAAAAACACCTCTGATTACTGCTCCGAAATTATCCAGTATGACGAGTTTTTTTATAATGATCTTTGTGTCAAAGTTGAGAGAGTTATCAATGGAGATGCTAGAAAAATATCAAACGACCCCTCTGATTGGAGATGTAGGGGATGTTTTAAGAGGAGCGTATGCTGGGAAAACGAAGAAATAAAACAAACGATGAAGACTTGTCTGAACTATCAACCGAAACTATCGGGGGGATGGCAGTGCCAGAATGGATGTCAGGAAGAGTGCCAGAAATGGGAGAGATATCATCCTCTGCCAAAGACTTCCAGTATCTAGCTAGTCCGTATTCTTTAAACAATACGGCTGATAGCTCTGACATGAGACAAAGATATGAGCAAGTTACAAGATGCACCTTTAAGTTGCTTAAGACTGGACTCAATGTATATAGTCCTATCACATATCATCATGCAGTTCAGAAGGTATGTGGTGTGATGAGACAACCAACAAGGTTTTGGCTTGAATTAGATTTTGGTATACTTAAACATGCTAAAGGGATGTTTGTTTTAATGTTAGATGGTTGGCAAAACAGTATCGGAGTTACTCGTGAGATTGAGTTTTGTAGACACAATGACATACCTATCTCCTTCATACATCCTGACGCTTACATTTTAACAGGAAAAGAAGATGACCAAAAACATTGAAGTAGAGATCATAAAACTAGAACACGAGATATCCAGTGTTAAAGAAAGAATACGAGATGTTGAGTGGAAAGTTGAAAACAACCAACCAGTAGATGCCGATGCAAGGACAAAAGCTCAGGACAAACTTAGGCATCTTACTAGAGAGCTTAGTGAACTAAAAGTTCAGAGGGTATTAAATGCGTCCTAAAATAATAGGAATCACTGGATATATAGGTAGTGGTAAAACATTATTAGCAGATGCATTGTGCTCTAAACATAATTTTACAAAAGTAAAGATGGCTTATCCAATTAAAAAGATGTTGTCATCAGTCGGGTTATCATACTCACACCTAGAGGGTATGAATAAAGAAATAGAAACAGAACTTCTTTGCAATAAGACTCCTAGGTTTGCTATGCAAACATTAGGTACTGAGTGGGGAAGAAAGATAATGGGCGATAATATATGGGTAAACCTATGGTCTACGAAAGTAAGTGAGCTTACATCTATGAACCAGGGAGTTGTTGCTGATGATGTTAGATTTCTAAACGAAGCAAAAATAATAAGAGATATGGGTGGTGTTGTAGTTAGAATGGAAAGACCATCGTCTACAAAAACAAACCACGAATCAGAAAATCAAGATTTTGATGCAGATTTAGTTATAGAAAACAATGATACAATAGAAAAAATTATTAACTCTATACCTAAAATACTTCAGTTATGATAAAATAAACAAAGGAGGTTATATGCTATCACTACTAGGGTCACTACTTGGATTTGGAACTTCTTTTCTTCCTAAGCTTCTAGGATTCTTTGAAGAGAAAAGAGATCAAGCTCACGAATTAAAGTTGATGGATAAACAACTAGAGCAACAAATCAAGCTTGGTGAACAAAAACTACAATTTATGAATGTTGAAGCAGACATTCGTGAAACAGAAGCATTACAAAAAAGCCAAACAAAAATGACAGTCAAGTCATCTCAATGGGTTATTAATCTATCTTCTAGTGTTAGACCTATAATGACATACCTTTTATTTTTAGAATTTATGATTCTAACATTCATGTTGGCTTTTAATTCCATAGACCTAGAGATGTATAACAGAATATGGTCTAACGAAATACAAGCAGTATGGGCTGCTGTTGTTTCTTTCTGGTTTGGTCAAAGAAGTTTTAATAGAAAATGAAGATCAATTCAGAAGGATTAAATATAATCAAACATTTTGAAGGCTTCTCTCCTTCCGTATACCTATGTCCAGCTAATCGTTGGACTATAGGATATGGATCTACTTGGGATAAGAATAGAAAATCAGTAACTAAAACACACCCAGATATAACAGAAGAAGAAGGTGAAGTTCTATTACGGCAAGAATTAGACCATTGTTACTACGCAATATCTAAATTGGTAGACGCAGAAATTACAGAGAATATGCACTCTGCCTTGTGTTCATTTATATTTAATGTTGGTAGTGGTAATTTTCAAAGGTCTACTATGCGTATGAAGCTAAATCGTGGTGATTACCATGGTGCATCTGCTGAGTTTCCTAAGTGGAGGAAGGCAGGAGGTAGAATATTAAAAGGTCTAGTTCGTAGAAGGACGATGGAAAGGGAACTTTTTGATATAGATATATAAACAACGGAGTTTATATATGATGGACGCACAACAATTTGCACCTAACCCTACATCTGCTGTGGTAGATCCACAGATGAGTCAGAAAATTGCAGAGATATTTAAAAGATATATGTCTGGCAAAAACAATCCTGCGTTTATGGTTCCTCAAGAAGCCATGAATTTAGAGATAGCACAAGCTTTAGCTATGCAACAAAGAAAAGTTCCCCCTACACAATTACAACATCAAAAAACTTTAGATCAAACTAGCAAACAATTGGCTAGTGTTATTCAAGGTCTACAAATGAGATTAGGCAAATGAATGGTCAAGAAGGCTAAGTTTGGAGTCAATACTTATGTTGAAAAATCTAGGAAAAAGATTGGCAGGCATAAGAAAAATATGGGTAAGCACGAAAAAAAAAACTATAAAAAATATCGTGGTCAAGGCAGGCGAATATAAAAAGGAACATATAAAACAACAGAAAGATCCAAGACACAACCAATGGTAGGAGATGAAACAAAAAGATACTAAATGGATATTAGGTTTATTAGGTTCAGTGCTCTTAGGATTATCAACTTGGGTACTAGTAGAAGTAGTAGAGTTAAGATCAACAGTATCTATGATGAATCAAGAGCTTCTAAATATAGACAAACAATTTGGCAGAGTTTATAATTTTATAGATAGGTTTCTATCCAAGTAAAATAAACATTACAAATAATATACAAGCTCCACCAAAGATAATACCAAATATTATCCAGAACAATTGCATGTTTTCTTCATACTGAATTCTTTTTCTATGAGCAACTCTTTTTGCTTCTTCTTTAGCTTCGTGTATTCTGTCTGCTCTTTCTTTTAATATACCCGCCCAAGTTCCGTGACCAAATCTTAGGTCTATTAACTGACCCATCTCATTTAATCTTTCTCTGGCAAGCTTTGCATTGATTGTTTCTTCAGCAACACTATGAACAGAGAACATACTTCTCTTGTTTCTTCTTTTGTTTATCTGGCTTTCGCCTTCAAACATATCGTCTATGTGTTTTGCTAGTTTAGATACATCATTAGCATTTGTAACAAGCTTCTTTATCTGCTCTGCTGCTTTGTTGACTAAGGTTATCCCTGTTATGATTTCTGCAAATACCAATTCTCATCTCTATTTAAATTTAGCAAATAGTTTGGCAAATTCTTTTGATGACATAGCATCAAATATATCCGCACCCTCTGATTTAGAACCACGACCTTGTTGTTCTCCAGCTATTAAATCTGTACCACCTTCTGTGAAAGGTTTTGTACCACCTAATACTGGTACTCTTCGTAGTAATGTTCTGGTAAATGCTCTCTCTGCTGAGTTACTTCCATCATCTCCAAGACCAACGCTCTCTCTTGCGAACTCTATACCACCACCAATGTTGGCTGCTGCATCAAATGTTACTCCCATAGACGGACCACCAATCGCAGACACCATTCTAGCTGCACCATAATATCTATTGTCTGCCTGTGCTGCAGTGTTAAAGAATAATTCTGCTAGTAGACCCATACCACCAAGGGCTACGATACCTTCAAGATAGTTTCCTAACCATGAATCTGCTTCATCGCCTAGGTTTTGTCGTAACCATTTGTCTGCGTCTTCTCCTTCTACACCTGTGAATACTTTAAATGTTTCTCCTACTGCTGTTTTACTAAACAGTCTGTCACGAGGAGATCTACTTCTTCCATCTTCGCCACCTCTAGATAGAGCATAATCTTTTATTGTATTGGCTGCCATACCCATACCACCACCAACTGTTAACAATGCTATCATTGGTGCAAAATTTCCTTTTCCAAATTCACTTGTAACTCCACCTTCTCCGAATACCATACGCATCATCATAAGTGGGAATGATTTCAACTGGAATACCATTGATCCAATAGGATGTTGTGCCCAAAGAGGTACATCATTTGGATCTGGTGTAAATATTGTTTCGTTTACAAACCTCATGGTTGCATATCTAAACTGATCATCTCCTGCTACAGTTTTTATATCAGCCATTCTTCTTGCTCCAGGCATACCATAAGACTCTAGTCCGTATCGTTTTAATAATCTTAATGATTTTCTGTAAGCTCTAGTGTCCATCTGACCTTTAGCTATAAGTCTTTGTGCAGCATCAGCTTCAGCTTTGAATGTATTGTAGCCAACAACAGCTGATACTTCTCTCATAAAGTTTGTCCAACTTTGTAGACCAGTACCATAGAAAAATGCATGCTGGAATTGTTGTGAGCCATCACCAGCCATATGTGTCATTCTATCGTGTATTAGGTTTTCAACACCCACCCCAATATCTTTGGCTGCTTGTCTATACTCTGGGCTACCTAAGGTTACATCTTTCCAAGCTTTCATCCATCCCCTGAAGTTACCACTTCGTATAAGAGGTAATGCTATATCAGGTGCAGATGTTAAAGTTGTCCAACCAAGTAAAGATACAGAGTTAAACGCTCTCATCTTTTTACTTACATTGTTTAACATTCTATTATCAGACATTGGTCGTCTTTCTAGAACATCATTAATACTTCTTATGAATGACTCAGAACCTTCAGTCATTCCTCCAGGAAAATCTTTTAAACCATTAACAACTGCATCTATTCTTATTTTTAAGTTAGTCATTTGTGCTTGGTTTAGTTCTCCAGTGTCTGTAAGAGCAAGTAACCTTCTTCTTGCAGCATCTGTTTTAGCACTTGCTGTATTAGCATTTGTGTTTTGTAAGTTAGATTGTATTTCTCTTAGAACATTTTTAAGAGCAGTTCTGTCTATTTGTGTAGGTGTAGGTATTACTACATGAGATACTTCAAGAACAGCATCATCAGTTGATCTTGACATACTTATTAATTTGTTTTGACTTAATATATCCGCTGCACCGTCTACGCCTAACTTAGAAGTTACTGTGTATGCGTTTAGACCGTGTCCCCCTGCACCAAACTTCTTAGCCATAAGCATTTTTCTTGTGGTCTTATCAAAGTATTTAGTTATTACACCCTCTAAATCGTCTACCAAATAGTCTGCAAACTCAGGGTAGCTATCTTTGTCAAGTGTTATAAACCTTTGATAGAATGGATCACTACTGATTCCAGAAGTTCTAGCATCCACATCAACATCAATCCTACCATCAGTGTCTATGATTCTTTTCATCATTTGAGATGCTATTTCAGAAACTTCAGCTGCGTTAGGTTGTATGCCCTCTGCTCTTTTTTCTTTTATAATAAATCTTTCTATAGCTTCAACAAATGCCTTTGGTCTTTCTCTTACTATATCTGCGTTCCATATCTGAGGAACATAGTATTTAGTTCCACTACGAAGAGTAACATCTCCTACTGGTATACCAAGAGCATGCATATCATTTAGTTCTTTTTTAAATAAACCAACTAAATGGTTAGCTATTTGTTTTTCTGCATCTGGTAAACGACTTATATCTCCAGCTCTCATAGCTCTAATAATTCTTTTATGTGATGCTGGTGGTGCCAGTGTTGAATCTGGGACAGCCTTGCCAACAAGTGGTATTGCCTTAAAGAAAGGTGCGGTCTTGTTAATATATCTTTTAACACCATTACCATAATCAGGTAATTTTTGTAGCATAGTCATAACTGGCTGAACTTTTTTAGCTAAGTCAGCTGCATGCATTTGATATATACCTACTCCATCTTTAGGTTTCATTATATTACCTAACCATTCTGCACCTATTTTTCTAAGATGTGCAGAGTTCTCACTAAGGAAGTTGGTTCTATAATTTTTTTCTATAACCTTAACATCATCAATATCAGGGATTTCTTTTTTTAAAGTTTTCTTTATGAAACCTTGCATAGCATCAGGCATACCTAGTTTTTGTGCTTGAGATCCAATGTTTACATAGTCTCCATCTGATAATGTTTTGTTTAACTCAACTATATCTTGTAGCAATTGACCATTTAAAGATTGATACTTACCAACTTTATCTTGTGCAAAAGGAGGATTGACGACACTATCTTCAACATTTGCGTCTACAGTACGCAAGCTTTGCTTAGAGTTAATTACTATAGCGTCAACAACTTCATTAGTTACTGGGTGTGGTTCTGTAATTAAGAAGCCATCGTATCCTAGTTTTGTAAACATTCTAGATATCAAAGTTTTTGCTTCAGCATCACTTCTTCCACCTACTGCAAGACTATCAACTAAGTTTTGATAAAAGTCTGCTCCATCAAGTTCTCCCTGCAACTTAAATTCATTTAATAATCTGGAAGCTTCATTCTCTTTCATTAAACCAGTTGAGTTTAATTCTTTCATTAAGAATGATATGTCTGATGCTTGTCCAGTTCCCACTGAATAAGAAGCATTTTCACTAAAATCAAACATGTTGTTTGCTTTAACAAAGAAAGGAACTACTTTTGGATTTCTCTTTACGCTTGTAAATTGACTTAACCTTTCAAATAATTCTTCATTCTTAAGCATTAATCTTTCATATGCTTGAGAGTCTTGTACCATTCTATATGCTGGATCTCCATCAATGCCGTCTACTACGCCATTTTCAATCTCATTTACTCTTGCTACAGTAGAGTTTCTTATGTCTCTACCAGCATACTCTCTTGCTATATCATTAAGCTTATAATTATTCTCCATGATATCGTCTATAATTTCATCTGTAACAGCTATGATATCTGGATCATCACTGTCTACCATAGCCTTCAAAGAATTTTTATGAGTAAATCTTGCGTATGTTTCTGATGCTGTAGGATCTTTAGCTAGATATAATCCAGGTCCAAATAAAGAATCTGCACTAGAAGCTCTAGGTGCACCTCCACCTATATATTTATTAAAAGCATCACCATTAGGAGTGCCATGATAATATACATAATCAATTAAGTTATCGTGTGGTCTTGCAGCTAAAAACTCACGATGAGCTGTTTCAGTTGCATCATCAAAACTATCTATAGTCTCTTGAGCATATTTCTTAGCCAGATGTAGTGTTCCACTATTACCAGTTTGGTCTACGGATTTCTTAATAGGATGAGAAGACGCTGCATCATAGTGCATGTCACCAAAATAAGTCAGATATCTATATCTTTGTCTTAGTGTTTTGTTGCCCATTAACTTATTAAAAGTATAAGCAACATGTTCAGTTAGCTTATCAACATTGGCTTCCATATCTGCTTGATTAGAAAGACCAGCATACAAAGCTTTCTTATTTGTTTTTTGTGTAATTAAAGAATCAAATCCATCAATAAACCATTTGGCTGCAGACATAGCTGTTCTGTCAAATCTACCGTCTTGTACTCTAGCGGCATCAGCTTCTGATATTTTAACAGCACGAGCTTCTCCATTCTCAAGAGCTTCTTTATAAGCATTTATAACATTTAATTTGTTATCTTCGTCAAAGCCTCCGTGGTAAAGCATATAAGCAGCTTCGTCTACAATTGTACGATCTCTACCTACTGGGTTACGATCTACATTAGGATCAGTATAATCTATTTTTGTTTTGCCTTTCTTCAAAGAAGTGGCAATTTTTCTGGCAGCTTTTCTAACTACATTTAAGGTTTCTCCATGATTAACATGTTCAAAGGTTCCGTAGTTTGCACCAAAATAAGTTTCAGGAAAGAATATTCCAACATCATCCATAGTAAGGAAGTTGTTTGTTTCAGCTTTATTAAACTGAGTTTTACCTAAAACATTAAGCAATCTGTAAGTAAATGTTCTAGCGTTGTTCTCAACAATAGGATCTCTGTGAGTTATTTTTCTTAAAAATTCTTTTATGTAGACGGGAGTTTTAGCAGGTATCCCGTTCTCTCCACTTACACCTTTGTTTTGTTGTGATTCCCTAATCACCATTCTCTTAACTGTAGGATCTTTAGGTATTAAGTTTAGACCATCTGGTTGGTTTCTAAGGACATACATAGCGTAGTCCATTCTTGCTTGATATCCTTGGTTAAAACCTTCCTGTAACAATTGAACAAATTCAGCAGGCGTGTTTGCTGGACGACCATTTGACAACATAGCCAATGATGGATCTGCTTCTATTGCTTTTTTTATTTGACCAAACTCAGGAACTTCTGGTTCAGATAATAGCTTCTGAACTAACTCAGCAGACAAGTCCATTGTTCTGGCTGATTGTTTTTTAGTGCCTAAACTTTCATCTGCTATCTCTCTAACAGACATGTCTTTAGGAGACTTAACTATAAGTTGATCCTTGCCTTCTTTCTTAAGTCCTTGTTTTAAAATCTTGTCGGCTTGTTTTTCAAGCTTCTCTATTTCTTTAACTTGTTTAGTAAGTTGATTCTTTACATTGTCATTCTTTCTCTTGGCGTTAAGGGTTCTAAATCTCTTAGTTGTTTTATTTTTAGATCCTTTTAATGATACCGTTCCATCAGCACCTGCTTGAGTAGTAATATCAAATCCGTCCATTTCACCAAAGACATTGTGTAGTTGTCTTCTTAATCTTTTTTCTGCAGCTTCTAACGAACCTAAAACATCAAAGGCTAGTGCTCTAGTTATAGCAACTTGGTCTATATTGTCTGGAGCTGCGTTAGCCATAGCGTTCTCAGCTATCAAGGCTGTAGGAGAAACATTACCACCACTAATATCTACTTCGTAATCATCAAGGCTTCTAGTTGACATACCTGGAGTATCTGAAAAACCAGCGTCATCTAATAACTGCTCTCTGTGTAGCTTCATAATCTCTCTTGCATTAGCTACATCAATAGCACCCTTCTTACCTTTACCTGCTGTTTCTTCTAATGCTCCTAAATATTGTCCAGCAGTAGCTATTTCATATTCACCTTTACCCGTAAATCTTGGGTCACGCATTTTTTTTGCGTGGTTAATTACCTTCCAATACGAATCTGTTATCTTCATAAAGGTATGATAATCAGATTGGTTTCTGTGTCTTGGAACAGAACCCTCTATGTCTACCAATTCTCCTTCTTCAAAGAATTGCTTTCTATCAGCAGATCGTATTCTTCTGTTTTTAGTTGGATTTCCAAATCTTTTCTTTTGCTTGTTAGGTCCACTTGCGTTTCTAAGGTAAGAGTTAAGAACCGTTGCAACACTTGGTCTATCAGATTCCATTCCTCTACCGCCTAAGGCAGCTAACATTTCTTCATGGCTACCATTTAGGGCTTTGTCAATTTTCATTCTGACATCATCTAAATCCATTAATACAGACAACCTGTACTTTGTTCTGTTATCTGCATTCTTAAATTTAGACGCTAGGTCTGCATATCTATTTACTGGATCTCGGTCTGGGAATATTCTTTGAAACAAAGGTATTAGATCAGGATCTATAGCAGCCATATCAACAGCCTTTGATCCATCTGCACCTTTACCCATACCGAACCATCTTTGGATAACTTCATTAATGACTCTACCCATTCTCTTCCACATACTAATGACATCTGCCTTGCCACCAGCTTTGTTTTGAGCAATAGCATATTGAACAAATTGTTGAGCAAAGAATTCAGAAGGAGATGAAAGTTCATTCCCTATAGATGGATCGCCTGGTAATCTTCTTTTTAAAGCATCAAAGTCTACACCCTCATCAACAACATATTTAGCCATAGTGTTCCAGAAATGTTTCTTTTGACTTGCATCTAATACATTAGCATAAGCCCAATGACCTAACTCATGCATTACAGTTATTCCTGGAGGTACACCATTTTTTGTTAT